AATAAAAGTGATATTCTCCTCTGTTTGGATTTTCTAGTTGCATCATAAGTGCATACCTAGCTGCATCAATACAGTCTGGATGTGTGCCTGTAGGCTTCTGTAAATCGTTACCTTCTTTATCTTTTGCCCATATATAACCCTGAAGCTCCTTAATTAAATTCTTGCTTCTTCTAGTTACATAAATTTCATTTTGATTCATTAAATTAATTCCATAGATAATAGAATCTCTGCCTTTTGTTACAGGATAAACTCTATGCCCATAGTTGTTTAATTCAGATATTGATTTAGGTTCTGCTGAATCTGCATAAATGTTTTCTTTTACATTTTGATAAGTTAAAAATAAACTAATGTCTCTATTGTGCATACCTTTTTTATAAAGCAGCTCATCAAAAATGTAAGCATCATTCCATTTGTAAAGTCTTATATAAGTAGAAGGGTCAACAGAATAGCCAAAGTCCATACCTCCACAAAGCAGTCTTGCATTTTCTGGTATCTTGTCAATCTCTTTCCAATCAGAAATACAAACACCCTCTAAACTTCCTATTTCTCCTAAGCCATATACCTTCCACCAGTTTGACCAGTAAGTAGAGGTCTTAGCTTTGTCCTTAGCTTTTTCTATTTCTTTGACTATAGACTCTGGTAAACTGTCATTGTCTTTGTAGGTTAGTGTGATAAAGTCTGTTTCACTTTGACCTATTAGTTCTTTATCTACCCAGAATAGATTAGCAGGATTGTAGTCTAGCCAAATGTTTCCACTTGTTCTTACTGCTAATTGCTGGTAAGCATCAAAAGGTACATTGTTACATTCGTTTATGTATAAGTCTGTTCTTCTTGCTCCTCTAAGTTTGTCTGGTTGGTCTGTGGAGAAAAACTCTATGTAAGAGCCATTACTAAATTCATATTTTAAAGTACTTCTATTGAACTTTTTTTCATAGTACCTATTCAGACTCTTTAAGATACTTAGAAAGTCTTTTAAAGCTCCTCTACGCAAGTGAGGAATAGATTCAGATACTACACTTATTTCTTTGCCTTTGTTTTTAATAGCATAGTCTATTAGGATTATAAGTATAGCTATTGTCTTACCTGCTGAACTCCCTCCTCTAATAATCTTAGTTCTATTGTTTAGGTTTAGTAATTTATTTAAGGCTAAAGTTTTTTTGACTTGCATACTAATCTATAAACAAAGGCAGGTCTTCATTTATTGTAATGTCTTTTGTTTCAATAGGTCTTCCCCTACGATAATTTAAATAAAGCTGTATGGCTCTTAAATCTCCATCTGCTATTAATTCTTTAAGTTGTTTTATAACATCTTCTTCATTAATAATCAAATCTAGTTTTTCTATTAAATCTTGTTCTTTAGATTTAGGCTTTCTACCTGCTCCTACTCTTTTACCTCCATTATATTTTCTTTTATCCATAATTGAAAAAGATTGATTAATCAATTTTTATATTCTCATTTGGGAGGGGTACTTCTACATTAAACCACTCCCTTAAAAACTCTACACATTTTAAATGATACTCCTCTTGTTCTATTGTAGAGTTATCAGTTGTAGATTTAGGTATCTGTATTATCTCTGCTGTCTCTTCATTTACTCTTTCTTCAAATAAGAATCTATTTTTAAAAAACTCATGTGCTTTCTCTTTAGACCATACTTCTCCCCATTCGTTATATATAGCACTTACAGCTATAGGAATTATTACTCCAAAGTAGTAGGCATTTTGTGGAGAACTTCTAAACTTTCGTTTTTGTTTTATTATAACCTCCACTTCTTTTCCTTCAAAGTGTTTTACTGCATTTGCTATCATGCCTTTGTTTCTCACAAACTTTCCAGAGGAGATTTTTGACATGACAGCTATGCTTTTCATTTAGTCTCTATATATAACTAACTTGTCCTTTTTGTTATATACTGAAAACCCTCTTTTTTCAAGAACATTTATCGCATCGTTAACTTCTCTCTCTTGCTTTCTAAAGTGTTCAAAGATTTCGTTGCTAATTGCTTCTGGCATATATGATTTTTAAATTATACTTCTATTTAACTTCTACTTCCTATATTATATCTCAATGGAGAAATAGTAGGTTTGTTTTTTTTATTATAATTCCATTTATCTATAATGTTTCCTTCTAAATCTATTACAGTATACCCCTGTAATGCTAAAAGCTTAATTGCTTTTATTTGTTCTTTAACTTTTTCATTTATTGTATTAGATTTAAATATTTTATTCCCAATCATAATCACCCTTCATAAAACCTATTTTTTATATTCCAGATATAATTGTTTCATTACGTTTATCATTTCTCTTACACATGAACCACAGGAAGAAACTTTTCTATGAGCTGCAAGAACTCTATTGTGTATTGCTACCATTTTAGTCTGCTCATCGTAAGTTAGCTGTGATCTTCTACTTTTATAAAAATTATCTAGCCAGTTGTATTCCTCATCATTTAAACATTCTGTAGATCGGTAGGGAAACATTTTATTAAGTAATGCTTTTCTCTCATCACATCCACAGTCCTCAATGCCTACTGCTTCAGTAACTTTTTCTACTACTTTTTTTATTCCAGTTGCTTTTGTGAACTTTTCTATACTATCTCCTAAACCTTTAGATTTTGGAGCAGCTTTTTTCTTAATTGCTTTTTTAGCTTTAACCTGTTTTGCCATAATAATAATCTTTTGCTACTTCTTTTTTTATTGTTAGTTTACACCTTTTAAGTGTTTTAAATACAGACTTACTGCTTATGGTAGTAGCTGTAGAAATCTTTCTTATACTAGGTATGTGATATACATATAGATTTAACATCTTTTTATCATACCAATACATATTGTTAATAGTCTTTTCAATTTTGTTAAATACTACTTCTAAGTTTTCTTTTACTTCAACAATATCTGGTATGTTAAACTTTTCATTAAGCCTTACTGTTTGTATTGCTTTTTTCTTATGGTCATCTATCATAATACTTTTAAGAGTTCTCATAATGTAACCTCTTACTTTTTTATGATTTAATTTATTATCTACATAAAGCTTTTTGTAATCAAATGATTTAGTATTTAATAATTTTAAATACATAGTTTGAACGAAGTCTTCAGAATATAATTTTTGATTTTTATTCATAGCATAAACCTCAACAAAGTTTATCCATTCTTTATGGAATCTTGTTATGTTATGTATGGTATAATTCTTATTCATTTAACTAAAACTAATGTTGCATTAGGTTCTAGTTCATCAAGTAGTGCTTCGGTTAGTTTCCATTTTAGTCTCCAGACATCTGTCTCGAAACCTTTAACTTCAACAAGCTCTATTGAGCCATTAGGATAAATTACTTTGAAATCTATAAAGTAATTACATATTTTCTTTTCATTTACATACAATCTTAATGGATGCTGAGGTATGTACTCAGCAATTTCTCCTGCTTTTAATCTCCATTCTAACTCAGCAGCATAAGCAGCCTCTTTCTTACTATGGTAGGTTCGACCATTGAACTTCTGCTTAATTGCTTTGTACTTATTTCTGTTTTGATATTTCTTAGTGTACATACTAAGCGATACATTATACGAAAAATATCAATACAAAACAATACTTTTATATACTTTTTATTCTTCTACCTTTATTTCTTCATTCAGCAAATTCCATGCTGCATTCATTTTTTTTAGTTTTTCATCTAAACTTTTAGCTTTCAATTCAAATCTCATGATTGCTACACTAGGATTAAAGAAGTCTTTGATGTACTGACCTAATTTCCTCATAGGTCTCATGTTATTAATATTCATACTCATATTCTTATTTTTTATCTATTTGTTTTAATTTTCTTATTGCCCACTCAATACCAGAAGTTCCTCCCCAAGCGTTCCAAGCTAATTTGCCACACCCTTTTCCATAGGGAGTGTCTTTATGTTGTTGATGTCTTTTAAATGAAGCCATTCTAGCAATAGTGTCTCTACTTATTTTTTTTTTATTTGCAAGCTGTGAAGCTCTTTTTTTACCTGTTGCTTCAAGACAAGAACCCCATCCATTTTTTTCTGCCCATTTAACAGCACTCTTAGCATTATTAGAAGCAGAAGCAGGATAGTCATTGTATGATTCAAGATTAACCTCCTCATATTTATCTCTGTATTGAGTAGAGCAGACTGCTAGTCTTTGATCTGTATTTGGAAATTCGCTTACACTTGTAGAATTGCTCATGCACCTTTGCATAAAATCTTTCCTACTTTCTGATGATTTTGGTTTTGGTAATGGCATAATTATATATTTTTTATTTTATTGTTAGGTGTTTCTTCAGAATGTACTACTATTATGTATTTAAAGTCTAAATCATTCATAGAATACAAACCATCAAAAATTTTATTTAATTTTAAATTAACATGATTTTGTAATATGTGACCATTAGTAAAATTTTTAACTTGTAGAATTAAACATGGAACTGTATCATAAACAAATTTAAGTTTACAACCATTTAAAATATCAGCCATGTTTTTCATACCATTTTGTTTTAAAAATAAAATATGAATCTTAATTATATCATAAATTAATTTTTCATCAGATTTTTGATTCCAATTATTTTCTTCATTAAATAAAAATTTGTTATTACTTAGATTTAACATTTTGTTTTATTGTTTTAGGTTATATATTTTTAGATTTGTATATTTCGTTCTCATGGTTTCTTTGTGAAGATTCTCCTGCTAGAGTATATCTTTCCTCTAAGTATTCTCTAAAAAAGGTTAGTATTTTATCTATTGACAGTCTTTCGTAAAACTCTCCATACTGACCAGAGATAATTCTTTTAAACAATAAAGTAAGATCAGACATTTTAAACATATAAAACTCCTCAACAATCATACCAGAACAAAGGTTTATTTGCTCCTCGCTCATTGGTTTATTTAGGTTTAAAACTTTATTTAAATACAACAGCCAGAAAGTAATTAAACCCTCAGTAAATTGTCTGCCCTGCTGGTTTTGAAAATTACCAATACTAGGAGCTTTACTGCTCATAGCTTGTTCTATAGTTTTAACTTTACCAGAAAATGCTAAACAGTTTTTAGGACTGTATCTTTCTAGCAAGTTCTTCTTGGAACTCTGTTGAATAGCTGAGTCCATTTTTATTACTTTGTTTTCCATTTATTATTTTTTGTGGGTAGATTCCTTTCCAACCATTAGCCATAGCAGCTTCTATTGATTCTACTGCATGAGATTCATTGTCTGATTCGTTTACAAGCTTTTTTAAAGCAGCTTGTTCACTTTGTAAAGTCCTGTAATTGAACTTAAATTCTTTAGCCTTATATATCTTCCAATTATTCCAAGTATTTAAAAATTGTTTTGACTTATAAGGATATACTACTACTTCTTTTTCTTCTTCTATCTTCTTACTTCTATCTTCTATCTTCTTTGAAAAGCTTTTTTTGGGTTTCTTTTGGGTTTTAGGTCTACCACCTTTTAGTCCATTAAGTCTCTGTTTTTCTCTAAAAGAATTTTGGTCTAAAACAATTTGTAAAAGTCTTTTGTTATAGAAGTAATCTCCATTATCGATAAATTTTTCTTTTACCATTTCTGGCAGGTTTTCCCAGTCGTATCCCAGAAATAACCTAAGCCTTTTTTTGGGTATTCCATTTGTATCATTTACACTCCATTGTTTGCATAATAGAGTAATATATACACCTCTTTCTTCCATAGTTAAATCCATAACTCCTGTCAGGAAATCTTGAGCATATAATTGAAAAGCAGGTGCTTTAGTTGACATAGTGTATCTCTTTTTTTAAACCAGTATTACTAGCATACATATCGTTAATTTGATTATAAATTTCTACTTGTTGTTCTTTAGTTAAATTAGACCAGAAAATATCCACTCTATCTTTGTAAGTTGATGTGTTTATATTTAAAATATTACTAGCCAATAACATACAATGTCTAACTCTATTTCTAAAATTTATATCAGTTTCCATATAATCTTCACATCTTCTAATGGAATAAACTATAGTAGCATGATCTCTTTTTATATAGCTTCCTATTATAGCAAAACTATAAGGAGTACATTTCCTAGAAATATAAGAGTAGATTTGTCTAGCATCACAAAATCTTCTTTCTCTAGTTTTCTTAGAGATATTAATTTTGTTGTAGGTAGATTCTACTATAGCTTTAATTTCTATTAAATCGTGCATTACAGTAATTCTTTCTTTTCTAAAAGTCTATCTATTTCTTTATCAATAGATTTTAACCTTTCATCTATAAGGTCATATTTAAAATAGTTTTCTATTAGAAGATCATGTTCAGCTACAAGATTTATTAATTTTCTTTCTATCATCATTTTAGTCTCAGCTTTAGAAACTAAACAATAAGTACTATTAATCTTTCCTGTCTTAGGATTTCTAGCAGAGCCTTTCACTCTTATAAGAAAGTCATAAAGTAGCTCGCTAACTCTAGGCTGTACTGTACTATAAGTTAATTTGTTCTGTGATATGTTAGCTATTTCTCTTGAGGTCAAACCCTGTGGGTTGTTCTTTAATATTAACCACACTAAATGTCTATTGTTTTTGATAGTTGGTAAGTGTGAAATATAAGATGTATTTCTATTTATAATTGTTTCCATAATTAAAAGGGTAAATCGTTAGGTTCTTCATTATTAATTTCATCATCTGCAAGTGTGGGAATGTTAACTGTGTTTTTTATTCTCCACTCTGAAGAAGATTTGATTGATTCTTGCAGCCAAGAAGGGATAAAATCATTTGCAGAATTAATAGCATCTGCATTATAATTATCGTTGTAATCCCAGATAAAGCTGTGGTTGAATTGTGCAGGACATTCAAGACCTTTAGGTAGTGTAGATATACCTCCTATATTAGCATAGGTCTTGTCTCCTACAGAATTATGAACTATTGAAAGCATACACTCAGCTCCTAGTAGCTTGCCTAAATCAAAAGACTGGCAATCATCTGGAGTTAGTGCTTTACCTCTCCAGTTATTTAAAAAAGGAAGTAAGGCAGATTTCTCATGTAAAGATTTAGTAAACTGTCTTTCTATTACATAAGGCTGCTCTCCTTTATCTGAGTTAAACACTTTACTTAAAGTAGGAAGTTCAAACTTTAATCTAATTACAGTTCTGCTTTTCTTTTCTCCCTGCCATTCGTAAGGTATAGTTCCAATGTCGATCATTGAAATACATCTTGCAGGATAACTTCCTGAAGGAATAATGTCTCTTTTTACAGAGGGTGAATTTGATAGTATCATATTTATTTATTTAGGGTTTGTTTAAGGTTTAATAATTTAATTACTGGGTCAAAGTATTTGTCATTCTTTATAAGCTTATAGCTTATAGTTTGTCCTGCAAGAAATGGAGTAAATGGCAATTTATTAAACCATACTGCATTGTCTCCATTTTGCAGAAACACATTAAATACAAAGTTTCCATTTCTAGTTCTTCTAGGTTCGCTTATAGATTCAACTGTTTGATTCATTTTAATTATCATGGAATTGCGCTTTTAAGATTCTTTTTTGTTTACCATGACTGGTAGCTTTTATCTTGCCATGTCTAATTCTTTTTATTACTGTATCTCTACTTAGATTTAAGTAGTTAGCAGTTTCATCTATAGTCATTTGTACATTTAAATCATTAGCTTTTATTATAGCTTCAAATACTGTCATCTTATCTGTAAACTCAAAGCCAAATTCGTTGTAAAGTTTAGTATCTAAATTTTCTGCCATTATGATTGTGGTGTTAGGTTAAACAATTCTATTCTTCTTTGTAATATTCTTAAAACTTCATCTTGATATTTACTAGGTATTTGTTTATATCCAGAAAACCAGTTATTTCTAATTGACAAAGGATTTTTGGTATAATGTTCTGCTAATACTTTTATTAGCTGTTTTTGTTGGTCGCTATCTAATAAATTAAATAGCAGTTGAATGTTCTGCTCCATTTGTTATAATGTTGTTGATTACGTTAGTTTTAAGTTTTCTGTATTGTATAGGGTTTATGTCTAAATAGTTGCCATTAATATCTACTACGTTTAAAGCAATTTCAAATGTGGCAGCTATGTTGTTATAATGACAAAAGCCATCTATTTCTATAATAAAATTGCCAGATTTCATTTGTACGTTATCTAAATCATAATTAGTAGAAGTGTAAGCATCTAAATAAAATGGAAGGCTAATAGGTTGTAAATCAGAGATTAATTTTGTAAATTGTATGTGAATCATTACTGTTTATTATATATTATTATTATTATAACCAATACAAATATATAAAAAACAATACAATAAAAAAATAAAAAGTACAATATAATTGAAATAAACCTAAAAAACAGTACAAATAAGTATAACAACCTAAACCTAAAATGAAAGATACTTACCAAAGAATTAATAAGATTATTGCACATTATGGCATTACATTAAACTTGTTTTGTGAAAAACTAGGATTAATGTCAACAGCTACTATTTCAAAAATTATCCACGAAAAAAGAACACCTTCACAAAAAACTATAGGCAGAATTATAAATGCTTTTCCTGAAATAAGCTATGAATGGCTAGTGAATGGAGAAGGAGAAATGTTAAAAGAATCTAAAGTTCAAGCACAGCCAGTAGATCATGATAATTTTACGCTAACTGCTGTACAGGTTACAGAATTTATGAGAAAGTATTATCCATACAGCACTAAAGAATCAGAAGATAAAGTAGTAAGGTTAATAGAAAAAAGCCATGACAAAATAATTAACTTTTTAAAAGCTTCCTATATACCAGAAAAAGTAAGTAGGGAGGTACACTTTAAAGCTTTAACAGAAAAAATGTATGAAGGTAATAAAGTGCTTGATACTAAAATCACCTATCTTAATGAAAAGATGGAGCATATAGATACGTTAATAGAAGAAATAGAAAAATATAATTTAATTGAAGAAATAAGAAAAGTACAATTACAAAATAGAACTAAATAAAAAATAATACAACAGTTTGGGAATGAATGCCTTCTCATTATAATAATATTATCAATATGAAAACAAAAGTGAACAAAAATTTTAGAAATTTTACAAAATCTTTAAACCAAGTTAGTAATCTGCCCTCTAAGGATAGATTTAGAATTTTAGAAATGTGGAGAAAAGAATATGTAAACAAACTAAAAGCTAAATATAATTTTACTAAAACTAAAATTTAATCCCAAAGCTTACTACTGGTTTGAATAAGCGTTTTTAAATTAAATTTTTTGTATTTTATTAAGGTTTTAACATCCTTAATTCCAGCTATTTGCATTAGTTGATGATCTGGCATACCTCGTTCACTCATTAAAGTAATAAATGTTCTTCTAGCTGTATGACTTCCTATAAGTTTCCATTTTGGTAAAATAGTTTCTGTATGATTTTTACCCATATAAGATACTTTTTTTATTTCAGAATCTATTTTTAAATCCTTACAGACTTCTTGTATTTTTAAATTAAATTTTTGACTAGATATTTTTGGTAGTTTCCACTCATATTTATCTAACAAATTTTTTAGTTTTTTATGTAATGGAATAAAAGCTGTAATTTTAGTTTTCTTTGCTTTTTTTACTATGGCTTGTTCTCTTACATCTGCTTTTTCAAATAAAGAATAATCAGAAAATCTTTGACCAGTATAAGCTCCAATTAAAAACAAATCTCTAGCTCTTTCTTTTGCACCTGTTAATTTAGCACTTTCTAAAAGTTTTAACTCTTGTTCGGTTAAATGTACATCATTGGTATCAAATTTTTTAATTTTAATATTATTATAATCATCTAAAACTTTATAGCCTTTTTTACTACACCATGAGATCATTGTTTTAAAAATACTCATGTATCTGTGCAAAGTATTATCATTTAAATTATATTCTTTTCTCATAAATGTTATAAACTCAGAATAGAAATTATCGTTAAGGTCGTTTAATTTATACTGCTTTTTATTTAGCTTTTCAAAGCGCAAAGTTTTTGTAAGCATAGCTCGATACTTAATGAGCATTTTTACACCTACCTCTTGCATTTCTTCTCTTTCTTTAATAAAAGCTTTCCAAAAATCTTTTAAATAAATTATCTGGTTTTTCTTTTTACTAAAATGCTCTTTTAAATGCCCTATAGTAAGCTCTTTGCCATGATTGTCTATAGCTTTATGTAGTTTGTCATTTAACTTTATAAGCTCATCTGTAATCCTTCTAAGCTTATAACTATCTCCACCTCTTTTGGATTTAGGAAGTCTATTTTCTTTAGACCAATTTTCTGGATTTATTTTTAATTTAGTGCTATAAACAAAGTTTTTATTTTCTTTGCTTACAAAGTATTTTAAAAAAATTAAAGTATCTTTATCTGTATTAGGTTTTTTTAAATAATAATTCATAGGTGCAAGAATAGGTGCAAGTAAATATATATTTAAATCCTTAAAATATATAGAACTATAAAGGTTAAAAATATATTACATGAGTATAACCTCTATAAAACAACAAAAAATAAAGCAGGATAACTAATAAGATCAACTCCTGCCACCCCGACTAAAACCTTTGTAAGTCATTGATTTACAGGGGTTTTATTTTTTTGGGTGCAAGAATAGGTGCAAGTTTGTTAATAATTAGGCAATAGAGCCTAAGTCCATAAGCTCATTGAGACAAGTCTTGCCACCAAAAACAACAGCACATCCTATGGCAGGTTTTTTTCCTCTTTTAGCATATGCAAAACTATACTGGTCAAAGTCAATTCCACAACCAACTTGACATCCAAAAATTTTAAAGTTAGCTCCTACAAAATATTCTGTATAGGCTTGAGTATGTAAATGTCCCTGTACTGTACTCATCAGATCACCTTTACATTTAGTCCTAGCTGTACCTGCTTCTCCATGTATATACTGAACATTATCATAAACAACTCGATCTTTAAACTTCCATTTAGGAGTATTTAGAACATCTTTGTATTTTTTAATCCATGCCTTTGGAATGTTGCCAGAAAAAGCTTTTCTACGAATTAAACGATCATGGTTACCAATTATTACATCTGCTTTAGGAAAAGCTTTATACCACCTAGAAATTCTTTGTATAGCGTATTCTAATTCTTGACCACCACTCATACCATCTGGGTCGCTTTCATGATATGAGCTGTAATGGTTATCTATTAAATCTCCTATAAATATTACTTTATTGCAGTTATGTTTTGCATAAATAAATTTGCAATGATCTAAATAAGAATCTTTACAAAATGGCTCGTGTAAATCTCCTATTACAAGTATTCTGGATTTTCTACAAGTAATATTTTCATAGGCAATTTTTTTATTGCCCTTAATTCTTGGTCTTATTTCTATCATTTACCCTGTCCTTTATATCTTTTCAAGTAATGTTTTGAGGATTTGAGTTTGCTAGATTTATTTTTAGAATGTATTCCTTTTCGTTTTTTAGATTTTGATTTATATATACTTAATATTTGATTTTTAGCCATTATTGTTTTCTAACTTTTTCTATTGATCTGCCACCAAAATAAGCTCCTATACAAGTAATTAAAACAATTTGTAATAGTTCAGTCCATTTTTCTTCTACTTCAAAACCAATAAAACCAGAATCTATAAATACCATTATTATAGTAGATACTATTAAAAAAATTAAAACCATTGGTCTTACAGAACGAGTTAGCCAATTTCCATACTGTAAATCTGCCTTCCATCTATCAGTAACATTTTTTTGCATATCTGCCTCAGCATTAATAAAAACCTTAGCCATTTCGTTTTCAAATCTTGCTTTTTCTTCTTTGGAAAAAGTATGCTTGTCTATAATACCAGATAATTTTTCTGCTATATTATTTCCAGCTACTCCAAAAATCTTTGCCAATATGTCTTTCATAAATTAATTTTAAAATAACTATAGCTATAATTATAGTATAAAAGTTTATGTGGCTTTCTCCACATATTCCCACAATGTGTTTTAAGTTTTCTATCATTTTTTGTTTTTCATTAATACATCACTACTAGGTCTAGTTACAATATCTGTAACTATTGATTAGGTCTAATTTTTTCTATAGGCACTAAAATAGTATCTCCCTCTAAGGTAACAGCTACAATATGGGATGCTACTTTTGGTGGAGTATAAGTTCCGCATCCCAATAACAATATAAAAAACAATAAAATTATTAAAGGGAATAATATTTGTGCCATTGATATTTTCATCTTTTATAAACTTTAATTTCTAATTGATCTATTCTTTTATCAAGTTGCTCCTCTAACTTTTCTAAGTGATCTTCTAAATACAATATTTTTTGGTCTATAATGTCATGAGATTGAGCTGGAGGTAGTTTTTTAGCTACTTCTATTTCTTGTTTATTTATATCTATTTGTTTTGTCAATGTTGAATAAGTCATGGTAATACTAATAATACCTCCGACAACTAAAACAAGACTTTTTAAATCTAAATTAAGGTCTGGTTTACCATCTCCATCAATATCTAAATTCACTTTTTTATCCAACCCCATCACTTATATTTTTATATTCTTTTTTAGCATCAAAACATGGACAAACTTTTTTATTAGTGAAATCTTTATGACCATATATTTTTGCTTCTGGATATTTCTGTTTCAATTCTTTTAATAGTTTTTCTAACGAATTTTTTTGTTCTTCTGATCTTGTATCAATCCAATTATCCATAGTTCTGTCCATACCACCTATATAACAAATACCTATTGAATTTCTATTGTGACCTTTACAATGTGCGCCAATTTTTCTTTCTGGTCTTGCTTCTTGTATTTCTCCACTTAATGTAAATACAAAATGATAGCCACAATCAGACCAACCATTACCAGTTACATGCCACTCTGTAATATCTTCTACATCAAATTCTTTATGTTCTGGAGTAGCAGAACAATGTACTATAAGCTTGTTTATTTTTCTCATAGCTTTTTTGTTTTCATTATAGTATAAACTATAGTACAGACTAAAAGAATTACTTTTAACCCAGTTTCTATTTCAGTCAATGTTAAGGCTAAAACTAAAGAGTTTAAAAAGTAAATCTTCATGTCTGTAAAATCCATTATAAATTATCTTATATACTCATCTACTAAAGGAGCTTCTTCTTCTTTCTTTTCTATTGGCTCATAAGTACCATTAGAAATATCTATATTTATTTCTCCATAATTATTAGATAGCTCTTTTTTAAATTCTTCAATTTTTTCTTGAGCCTTATTTAGTGCATGGAGCAAATGAAATTTTTGATTTTCTAAAGCACCAATTTGATGTAAGGCTTTTGATTCTGTGTTTACATGACCCTGTAAGGTTTCTAGTTCTTCTTTTTTTAATTTGTTACTCATTTTTATTTATTTAAGGATTAATTTTTATTTGTTTTATTTACATTTACATTCTTGTTCCAATTTGTCTACTTTTGCTGTTAGTTCTTGTATTGCTTTTACTAAAGTTGGAATCATATCTCCCATCTTTAAAGATTTCTTTGTTTCCTCATCATTATATTTATAATCACTTACTAAATCAGGTAAAATTTCTTCTACTTCTTGAGCCACAAAACCTGCAATATTTTCGCCATCTCCATTTTTCCAATCAAATCTTCTTGGTTGTAGTTTCATTACTTCATTTAAACCTGTTTCAAGTGGTTTAATATTTTCTTTTAAAGTAACATCTGAAATAGCAGAAATAGAAGTTGAAGTTGCATATACCTGACCAGTTCCACTTACATAAAATCTAAAAACTTGATTATCTGTATCTTTAAGATAATAGCTAAATTGAGTATTACCTACACTTGCAAAAATTCTACCTATAGTACTGCCATCAATCCGAACACCTTTTGTATTTGAATCTACAACAGTTTTACCAAATAAAACATCCCCCCCACTTGTAATACGCATTCTTTCTGCTATACTTGTAGCATTACCTGTTTGAAATGTTAAAGATGCTTCTCCTTGAAAGCTACTTTCATTAACTGCATTTATTTTACATACTGCACCTACACCTGTTCCACTTGGGTCATTTTGATAATATTCTAAAGAACCTAAAGTTTGTACTGCTAAAGAAGTATCTGTATTATCTAATCTTAAAGTAGGAACGCCTGTATTTTTTATTGATACTAATCCTGAACTGTCTATTGTTAATCTATTTGATGTTGCATCTTCATCATAAATAGCGAAATCCCCATTTTGCATACTTCGTATTAACCAGTCACTTCCTGCAATACACGATAATTCTATATTTGCATCTCCTGTTGCTGCTTTAAATCTTGCCCTGCTACTTGCAATATTAACATCTAAAGAATAAGAAGGAATGTCTTTTATTCCTACGTTTCCAGAAGTATCTATAGATATTAAACCATTTCCTGTTAACGAAGGATAATCAGTTGCTAAATATGCAAAAGTTAATGCTTCACTATTTGAATAATCTCTACCAATTCGCCAAGTTGCACCACTTGTTGAATTTTGAAATGCTATAGAACTGTCATCATTTCCTCTATTTACAGTAATAGAAGCACCTTCAACGTGAAGTTTTTGTTCAGGCGAATCAGTTCCTATTCCTACATTTCCTCCTTGCTGTAATATAGTAAGTGCAGGGTAGTAAATATCATTATCTAAAGTTCCTAATTGTAATCTTCCCCCTTGTC